TCAGGCATATCTTCTGGGTTTTCTAACTCAATAGGAAACATACAAGGATGTGCCTCCTCATCTATAAGATAGAAAGAACTCCTGTATAAGTCTTCTGGTTCATATGATCTTTCTTTATCTGCTAGTCTCTTAAGATCATCGTCTTCCAAGTGCCCATCAGGCATCTCATCAAATGTAAATGGGACTTGATTGATAAAATACATCTTCACTATCATACTGCCATCATTATACCAGCAGTATGCGTGATCGATACGATAAGACATAAGGGAGTGCCTGATATCTTATATTTATTTTTATACCCGTGAGTGGATTCGAACCACCGCTTGGAAGATTTTAAGTCTTCTGCCTCTTCCGCTGGGCTACACGGGCAATGGGACCATAATAACTCAAAGAGTCTTTATGGTCAAGTGCTGGTTGCGTGGATCGAACACGCCTGTGTCGTCTTATGAGGACGCTCCTATCACCAGATGGGTAAACCAGCAAGGTGGTTCTGCGGAGAATTGAACTCCGTTCAGACACTTATAAGGTGTCGGCCTTAACCAATAGGCGACAGAACCCTACGAATTACTGAGCCTCGTTGTTTAACTCAGTGTGTATTCGTATGAGTTCGTCATCAGCGGGCATCATAACTGCTGCTTGCCCTGCATCATTAACGACGCCTATATGCTCTCCATTTTCAACTCGTTCCATAAGTTCATCAAACCTCTCCTGAAACTCTTCCACAGTAAAAACTTCCATAGTTCTGATATTTAGTTTTCCTCACCATAGATAGCGAGATCAGCATACTCAATTTGATCTGGTTCAAGATTAGCAGTGACTACATCCAGAACATTCATAAACTCTTGAACAGTTTCACACTCAACAAGTTTCTCATTACCTTCATCACTGATCAGAAGGAAAGAGCGAGTGCAAACATCAATCACAATGCCCAGAACAGATTCTTGTGCAGTGCTCATTAGGTGGTTCCGTTGATTACCTAAGTATTATAAGGTGTCTTGGTCCTGGTGTCAAGTGTGCCAGTTAGAAAAGCGTCACCACTTTTTGACTGGGCAACTAGATCCACTAAGTCTTACCTTAATGGGCATAAAACATCCACACTTCTTACACTGTCTAGTTGGTTTGAAGAAATGTTCGCATTGTAAGCAAAGTTTCATTCGGTCAATTGCTTCACGATTTTCATCAGACATTTTGATTTAACTCCGCTTCTGCTTGTGCAACAATATCATCTAAAGGATCGTAAGTATAATCCAATGTAGTAATTATATCATCAATATTCAAACTATATTGGGCGATATAGTTTCCAGTAATTTCCATAATCTTATCTTTTAATCTAGTGTCTCCATTTATAGCATAATATTCCGCAATTGCCATAATGTCCCCACTCTGATATCTGCCAAATCTTATTGATGGCATTACAGGATTGAAATTAGTTGTTACTGGACTTGGATCTGGAATTTGTGTTGCTAATTCTTCTCTTATTTTTTGTATTTCTAATGGTAAATCCTCTTCATTTGCTTCAATTTCTTGTTGAGAATTCTCAACTTTTCTAGAAGAAAATCTTTGCTCACCAATACGAATTTCTGGATTTATAACACTTTCTGCTGGCCGAAGAAAATCTGGATCGTATTGTGATACTGCATGATCAATATCTTCTAAAGTTGCATTTGGTTCAACAGGAACTAATGCCCATGAATTATCTTCATACTCAACTTTAAGTTGTCCAGGCAAAATTTCTAAAATTGTATACTTCATTATAAAGAAATGAGATATGTGTAAAAATATTTATTATAAGTCAACTAACCCTACCACCTCTAGTTCCATTTGAAATCCAAGTAACATTATCATTATTAACAATATAGAATCCTGCAAGACCTCCATCAATGCCACCAACTCCATTAGTATAATTTCCGTTTGCGCCAGTTTGTCCTGTATCTCCACTTTGACCATATGCACCACCAGTTCCACCATTACCACCCTTACCAGCATTATTAGTTGCATTTGATGCAGCAGAACCACTAGCGGCAGTGCCGTCATACCCTTCTCCCCTTCCACCAGAACCACCTGCCGTTCCATTTTGATATCCGGTTGCGGTTCCAGTGCAAGTAGTTGTTCCTGTGCAAGTTGAAGGACAGAACCAACGATATCCACCTTCCGCACAACCATTGTTTGGTGCATTTGTATAACCACCAGGACAAGGAGCACTATTTGTACAAGAATATCCACAACAAACTGGACAGGTGCAAATAGACGCAGCGTATGTGCAGTCGTAAGTGTAAGAACAACTGTAAGTATAACTGTAAGTGTAAGAACCTTGTCCACCAGTTCCACCTCGTCCACCGCCTCCACCACCACTGTAAATAGATCCACGATTATCAATAAAGATATTAGATGCACCAGCATTAATTGCATTTCCACCATTACCAGGACCACTACCGGTATCACCAACGCCACCAGCACCAAGAATAGACCCTTCATTAACAAGAATTATTTTTCCACCAAATCCTGATGGAATGTTTATGGCATAGTTTGATGTATTTGTAGCGCCAATTGTAACACCACTAGCAACAATGATTCTTTTACTAATTCCTGACTGATATTTACTGGTTCCAAATAAAGTTTCAAAATTTAAATTCTCTTGATTGGTAGTAATGTGATGAACTAATTCGGTTGATAGTAAATGAGGAATTGATGCGATAGACATAACACTACAACAATCCGCTACCAGTAATTAAGAATTCATTGTTTTCTATACATAAAACAGTTGCCAATCCTCTCTGTTGCAAAGTTCTATTTCCGGTATCAGCAGTTCCAGGAAGTCTTAATGTAGTAGAAGCGCCTTGTGTGATTGTCTGTGAGGAAGAAGAGTTGTTGTAAATTAATACAGTATCACCAGCAGTGAAGACTCCTGAAGGTACAGTAACACCACCCGTTGTTATACTTATAACTGCCCCAACATCACCTATTGCAAGAATATATGCAGAAGTTTTTGGAATTATAGAAAGTTTTTGACTTCCATAATTTGTACTATCAACAGATCCATCCGCCTTTAAAAATTGGTTTGATGTCCCACCATTTTTTATAAAACTATTTGCTGTTATATCCCCCGTCAATGTTGTATCACCTGTAATATTTAAATTTTGAACATTTAATGTAGATTGAGATCCACTATCACTTTTTACTGGTAGAAACTGAATTCCATCATCAGTAGCAACTATTTTATATTGAGTTCCATTAGATGATGTAAATATTACCCCGCAAGAAGTATTTGCGTAGAGACATCCATAGACATAAACATCTTTCCAAAAAGATGCATCTTCATTAAAATAAGATTGTAATCCATATCCTTTAATATCTACCATTTCAAGTCACCGTATCTACAACTGTATCAACTACCGTATCAACAAGACTTTCAAGTAAACTATCAATTAAATCAATACCAATAAAACTTCCTTTGAAAACTTGTTTTGTAAAATCTTTACCAAGCAGTGAAATTAAATTACCACTTGTTCCTTTTACATCGACTTTCTGACCGTCAATCATAATACGACCAGACCCAGATTTCATGTTAATATTTCTACCTGCTTTAAAATGAATATCTTGCTCTGCTTCAATCATAATATTAGTGGCATAGATTCTTACCATGCCATCTGCAGAAATGGAAACATTTCCATTTTTACCTATAATTACAATATCATCTCGACCCTGCTCATTCTTTTCTCCACCTACAATTTGAAGAGAATGATCATTATAAACACTCATCAATCCACTACTACTTAGAGAAATGGAAGATTGATTATCACCACTATCTGTTACACCATAAATTTTATAGACATCAGTTCCAGTTCTACCCATTTGAGGGTTTGCAGTATCAATCCTAAAGTTTGGATTATAACTGGTTAGTTGTCTTTTAAATGTATTTTTAGATCTTTCTGCCATTAGGTTACACAGTCAACTACTGTTTGAACATCGCCAGTAAAGTTAGGTGCTCCAAGCAATGGACGAAGAATTGCTCCAGATCCAGTATTAGAAGTAACAGTAAGAACTGGAAGTGTGTCAATAACATTATTTAGAGGTGTGACCTGATAGATACGTCCGTCTACAATTTGTGGGTCATAGGTATTACCAACATTATCAGTGACTACAACATCACTATATCCACTTCCACCATCTTCAACTAATACTTTCAGAACAGAGTATTCTTCAATATCTCCTACTGAATAATTTTCACCCTCAGAAACAATATAAATCGATTCAACTTCTCCTTTTTCATTAATCACAGATCTTGCAACAGCACCGTATCCCTGATCATTATCATCAATGATTTCAATAAATGGTGGGAACGTATATCCAGATCCAGGATTTGTAACTTGAACTCCGATAATACTTGATGTAGTAATACCTTCAGAGTTTCTTACAAGATTTCCAAAAATTGGAATTGCTATGCAACCTGATCCACCTCCACCAAAAATATTAATGATTGGTGGTGCTGCATTTGCTATTGCATCAGTAAAACATTGTTGAACAGAGTTAATATCAACTCCAGAATTTACGATATCTGCAATATTTTGAATTGATTGGTAAGTGTTTGCCATCGAACTTGCCAACGTTGAAATAGATCCTGATGATCCTCCACCAACAGTCCATTCGTTGACAAGACCCTTAAAATTACTCATATCTTGATTACATCCAAATCCAATTCCAAACTCAGATAACATTCCAATTCCTTCTCTCAGAATATTACCAAGATCAAAGTTTTCAATGAATTGAAGGATTTTTGCTACGCCATCTAAAGGACCACTCATCAAGTTTTCAAGAACACCAATGATTGAATTTAACAAAGATCCAGCAAATTGATCAGCAGCACAACTGACAAAACGATCAACACTATCAACAACAGAGTTTAATATTTCGGAGACAATACTCTTCAGTCCATCAATTGCTGCACCCATTACACATCCAAATGCTTCTTCAAGTGCCTTTACTGGTAATACCATTGCTTGTTGTGCCGCAACTCCAGCAAGATGTGCTGCAACTGGATTTCCTGTAGCAGCAAGAACTGAAGCATAAACTGATTTATAAAGTGCTTCTAGTCCTTTCTTTAATAAACCTTTTAAACCAGGAAACTTTCCACCAGTATCTTCGTTACCATTAATTAAAAAGTCAAACATTCCACCAATAAAATCATTGCAATAAGTGACAATTGAATCTACGGCTTTACTAATTTCTTGTCTAATCTTCTCAATATTTCCTTGAAGTTTTTTAATCTTTTTGAGAAGATTTTCAACACGGGATTTAATCTTATCAATCTGAGTGTTTTTAACAGTGTTTGCAAGAGGAACTTTATCACCAATCGCTTCGTTTTCTGCAACAATTTTTTCCCCTACTTTTTGTGATAATTGTTGCGCTTGTTCTGGAGAAATGCTTTGTGGAGAACGGTTTGAGTTTTCTTTTGGTTCGTTTGATTCTGAATTAGGTCCACCCGATGGTGTGAGTTTGTTATTTTTACTAACAAGTTCTGAACGACCCGTAAATGGTTGGAAAGGTGATTGGAAAGTTGTTGAAGGAACAGAATCACTTCTCCCGAACGCTGCCATTATCACAGGAATTTGAGCATTGTCACCATCTAAAAAGAATCCAAGAACAACATCACCAGGTTGCAATTGAACTCCAGTTGAAACGTTTGCTGCTCCAGTTCCTGCCGTAGTTGGAATTAGACATTGTGCCCATGGCAGATCTTCATTTGGTAGATCTGCTTCACTATAAGGATGATATCCGATAATTCTTACTTTAAAGCGATTTCCCCAACCACCACCTTCTACTTGTTTCCCCATTGAAGAAATTGGTGGAATCTGACCGATCCACCAACGGAAACCGTCTCTGCCGATAAAATGACTTTGAAGTAATGATTGATCTAACATTTACGACTTTCTTGCCTCTACATTGACTCCAAATGTATCACGAATGAGTTTCATGGAAGTATATGAATACTCAGAATCAAAGTGATGACACAGTTCTTTAATCATATATAGACCACTTGTTTCAGGGTCAAATTCTTTTGCATTTGATTGAGTAATTTTTGGGAAGTTACATTCAATAATATCACCTGCTCTCAAATTAGTGTTTGATGGAACCATGATATTGATTGACTGAGTGAACAATGTATTATATCTCATCAAAACTTGTGATTGATATAACTTAGGATCTGAATTTAAATCAGTTGAAGCGTCTTTTTCCATTGTTCCAATATCAAGAACCGCAGTTATGATTCTTGTAGGAACATCACCCAGAGTTTGATCAGATCCAGGAGATATTGAAGGTAACTTAAAACGACTACCAAGATTCTTTGCCTTTCCAACGTAGTCAGATTGTTTAAATAATCCTTCCTCTGGTTTAGAGAAAGAAAAATTCAGTGGATTAAAAAACATTCGATGACTTGCATAGGTTCCAAGTCGAAGTTTTTCAATTAAGTTTTGATTACGATCAGTATAATAGTTAAGAATCTTAAAATCATTATTGACTTTTTTTTCATTCTCATCATAAGAATCTTGTGATTCTGTATAGGTATAGGTTGCTTTAGGCGTTTGTAACATTAAATCATCAAGAGATCTAAATTGAAATCCATCTTGTGTTTGATAGAACAAAAATCCTGCAGTAGCGTTTCCAGAACTTTCAGGAACTGCTTTTGATGCCAACCAGACTAATACTGTAAATGGTTTTCTCAAGTTACCAATAAATCCATACTTATTTGAAGACTTATCAATTGTTCCAATTTTAGTTGTCTTCAAACTATCTTTTAAAATCTTTTCAACAGAATCACTGATCTTCAAGGATGTTGGATATTTTTTAGATAATCTTACAGTCTCATTTGTAAATGCCTCTCTAGATGTTAAATGTAATGTAAAAGTTTCTCTGTTTGTCTCTGCAATGACATCAGTAATACTTGAAACATAAAAGTAATCATCTGCTTTCTTTGAAAAATTCAATCCTGGATTTGTTGATGAGTTTCCAGCAATGTTTAATGAAAGTCTTTCTCCGCCACGAAGAGGCAAACCATTGTAAATTGATTGTTTATCACCATCTTGATTGTTTTCAGGTGCAATTACGTTTCCATTATCAATCACCTTAAGTTTTGCCGTAATTGTTGGTGAGAAAATATCCTCATAATATTCAAATAAGATTGCTCCGGTTGTTAGATCAATCGTTCTAGATCCATCATTTGATTCTAAAATGAGTTCATTATATAGAGACTTGTTAATTGACATTATAGATACGCCAGATCGAGCAAGAGTTTGTTCTTAATAAAATTATTTAACAGTTTAAATTCAGTGATTGTTGGAGTAACTGTAGGTTGTTGAGATGGATATGACACTTGTGGTGCTTGTGCCTGTGGTTGTGTATCATCAATGAATATTATTTGTGATCCTTTTCTTTCAGGAGTCATTGCTGCTGGTTGTCCTATTCGTGAAGATGGGAAAGAAATTTGTGCGGGTGGAGTGCTAGGTTGTGATGTTATTGCTCCAGGTTTAGCATATTTTAAAGGATGTCTTTTTAACCAGGATCCTGGATCCTCAAAAGAAGTAAATTGTCCATTACTTTGTGGAGGATTATTTGAGATTTCCCAGTGTAAATGTGGTCCAGTTGATTCTCCAGTGCTTCCAACATATCCAACTAAAGTCCCCTGATTGATAACTTGACCAACTCTTACAGATGGACGATCTCTCATGTGTCCAAAGAAATGATATGCTCCATACATATCATCCTGCCAAACAACCCAGTTTCCGTAACCAGCAGAAGATGCAGTTCCATCTATACCAATGTGAGTTACCTTTCCAGGAAAATATGCATATAAAGGAGTTCCTGTTGCTGCAGCAATATCATATCCTCTGTGCTGTTTTCCCCATCTCATTCCTTTTCCTGAGGTTATTGTTGCTCCAGAACCAGGTTTAAATGGACTATATGGAACACTTAAAGGTTTATTACCCATTGATGCACCACTTGTTCCAGTTACAGGTGTAAAACTTGTCGCTAAAGGAGTTTGTGGAGTAACCGATGGTTTTTGTGGT